GCTAATGAAATATCCTCATTAAATTGATCTGATATTGGTGACATAAATTCACCTAAAGGCTGTGTTGGAGTAAAAACTAAATCTTTAAATATTTGTGGTTTGTTAGAACTTACTTTTGTTATTGTTTTATCTACTTTTAAAAGAGCTTCATTTAACTCATTTATTGAATCGGTAGTTTTATCAGTTTCTTCTTGCACCTCATCCTCTGTTCCTAACCACTTATCAAATGCCCCTAAAGTATCTGCAATAGCTACTCCAATTGCTGCAATACCAGTAGCTAATAAAAGCCATGGATTTTTCTTAATAAGATTAAACATTAAAATGCTTAATTTTTTAAACGCCCCTCCTAACCTAACAATTAATGGTATTAAAAAAGCTATTGATGTAAATGTTTTGCCTATTAAAATTAGAAATGGACCAACAGCCGCAGTTATCGCCCCCCATTTAACAATATTTTTTTTAGTAGCATCAGTTAAACCATCAAATCTTAATGCTAATTCTTTTACATCTTTTGCTAAATCATTTAATGTAGGTAAAATAATCTTTCCAATATCTTCAGACAAATCACCTAATATATTTTTTAATTGTGTTAATGGACCAAGTCCAACTTTTGAAACAGCTTCAGCTTGTCCACCAAATGCTTTATTTAAAGCCTCAGTTGCTGTGTTTAATCTTTCTTGACTACCTACCGCCCCAGTTATTGTTATTCCATACCTACTTAATGCGTTTGTTGAACTACCTACCGATTTAGCAACTAAATCTGCGGCTTGAACAAGATTCATTCCTTTTGCAGTTGCCATATCTTGAACTAAAGGAATAAGCCTCATAATAGCCTCTTCCTCTAATCCCATTGTGGCCAACATAGCTTGAGCCGCTATTGTTTCTTCATCACCAAATAAAGTTTGTGTTTGTAATTCTTTAGCTTGAGCAATTAATCTTTTTTGTACATCCTCACGCCCTTTTAATGCTGTAAGTAATTTGGTTTCAGCTTTAGCTTGAGTATCAAAAGCCTTAACAGATGCCGCTGCAAATGCGGCTAATGGCAATGTTAAGTTTCTACTTAAATTTTTACCAGTACGCTGCATATTAGTACCAAATTTTTTGATACTTCTTTGAGCCTTTTTCATTGCTTTATCAAAGCCTCTTAAATCAGCTCCAAATGCAATAGTTAAAAAACCTACACTTTTATTTGCCATGCTCACTCATTTTTTTAATAAACTCAGCTTTCTCTTTCAACTTTTTATAATCTATTTCTTTTTGTTTCTTGTCCCATTCAAATTCTATCAAATCAGTTGGCTTTAACTTTTTACCTTTTGCTATTTGTATATTTAAAAGCAATGTTGTTTGCCATCTTGTTCTTTCCCACCTTCCTTTTTCTCTTATGTTTTCAAGCTCATAAAAGCCATCTAACTTATTCCAAAAATGTTTAGGTAAGTAATCATAAAATTCATCAACTCCCATTCCTAAATAACCGAAAGCAATTTTTTCTAAATCACGCCAAGAAAGTTTTTTTTCTACTTCTTGGCTTTCGGCTTTTTTTCATTACTACCTCCCATTTGTTCAGCTAAGATTTCCATAGCCCTTCCAATACTATCAAAATCACCATCTATTAAATCAGCTAAGTCATCAATACTTATTTCACATTCTTGTTTTGCAGCTCTGTAACCATCTTCAATACCACAGAAAATTAAATTTAATGCATCATCTAAAGTCATATCTGTTCCAAGTTTATCTAAATCTTGCAATGATGTTTTTGTTTTAGAGCTATATTTTCTTAAAGCATTAAATCCAAATTTTATCGGTAGCTTTTTTTTATTTATTTCTATAAAAGTATAATTCATTTTTTTGTTTAGTTTATAAGGATCATAGCAAAGGCACTAAACAAAAATCAGTGCCTAAGCTAATCACCTAGATTTTTATTGTACTGTTTGAGTTAAAGCACCAGTTCCTTCAATAGTCATTGAATAAGTTGCAGTGTCTTCAGTTCCACCAGTAAAGCTCATTGATGTGATATAACCACTTCCAGCATAACTAACATCATGTGTTGCAGCTGTATCACCAAAGATAAAATCAACTTTTAATCTACTAGCTAAAAGTTTTGTTTGCAATAAGTCATCAGCCCCATTAGTTAAAGCCGCACCACTTGCATCAGTCCATGCATAAGCACCATCAACATCAATAGAGAAATCTCTTAACCCTTCTAATATTTCTTTATTTCCAGCTGATTCTTTGTTTGTAATTTCTCTTGGTGAATGATTTACATTCAATGTACAGTTTTGAGCAAAAGCAACAAGATTAGTTGTTCCAGTGCTATAAACTTTTAATTCAGTTCCATTTAAAATAGCCATTTCTTTTTATTTTTTATATTAATTAATTATTTTCTTTAGCAATTTTTTCTTTTGCCTTTTTTTCTTTTTTCTCTTTTAAGTAACCATTATCTTTTAAATAAGCAATAGTTTCTTGATTGTTTATTTCTATTTGAGTTCCAGCCATAATTACTTGACCAGCATACCTCCAGTTTTTTTGTAATTTTATTTTCATATTTATTTATATTAATTTGTTGGATTTATTTGTCTAATCTCAAAATCTAAAGCCTTTCTATAAATACCAGCATCACCGCTAGTGTCGTCAAATATATCATTGTAACTTTGAAATTGACTTGATTGAATTGTTTCATCATTATAAAGTCCTTCATTAATTCTATCCATTGCAACTCTAATTTTTTGAGCTAAATCAGATGCTTCAGAATATGTTTCACTATAACATGAAATCATAACATCATTAGTGTCTAATGTACTTGGTCCTTCTTTTGTGTCATTTGGACTTACTCCAGTAACATCATAAATGATAAAAGGAAAAGTAGTTGTTTGAGGTGCTACATTAGGAAATATCCTAGTGCCAACCAAAGCACTGACATCAGTGTCATTTACTAAAATATAATATATTGATTTACCTATTTGCATTACACTCCAAATTTACCATATTTTTGTAACTTTTTCTCATGACTTTTTATAGCTTTTGCCATAATAAACTCAGCATCACCCATAGCATTTTGTGTTACTTTTAAATAATTACTTTTCCATGATGGCTCAATAAATGGCTGATCCTCTCCAAATCCTCTGCCTCCAAATTTTACTTGACCTCCATACTCAACCCATGCTCCATAATATCCACTTTTTTCATTTCTGTATGCACCTTTAACTCTTGGACCAACAAAACCTCCTAAAAATTTTCTACTCCTTCTTGTTGTAAAATATCCTATACTTCTTTTTAGTGTTTCAGTTCTTTTTTTATTTGACTGATTTTCTTGGCCTTTTAAGCTATTCAAATTTGATTTTGCAGCATCAATAAAAGGCTTTGAGTTTTTTCTCCAGAATTTTTGCCATACAGTATTTTTTTTGATTTGTTTAGGTAGTTGCATAAACATATCATTTAATTCTTTTGTGCCTAAAACTGTTACGTTAGATTTTGCCATTAATCTTTATTTTCACAAATTATTTCTAAAAACGCAGTTCTTCCATCTATCTGATTAATTACTTTTGGAAAATAATATTTACCATCATAAGTTAATCTTGATTGTAAAGTTAAATTGTTCATGTCTAAATTTCTAATATATATGTGCAACTTAGTCATGCCAGTTATTTTTTCTGATTGATCAACCCCTTCACTTCCGCCTCTCCATTCTATCGCAGCCCAAACTGTACGAAAAGCACTATATGACCTTGTCAATTCACCATAATCATTCCTTGATGTACTAACATTATAAATTTCAACTCTTCTATCTAGTTCACCTATTGTCATCCTACTATTTGAACTTTATAAGTATCAAGCAACCATTTACTATTTTGTGGCAACTCAGTTGCAGTTTTACCAGTTATCACAGATTGTCTGTTAGAATAGAAATTCCCGATAGTTAAAAGTATAGCTTGTTTAATTATTTCTGGAACATCACTTGCTGAACTTCCATATCCAACTGTGTATCTAACTAAAACAGCATCATTTCTTTTTGTTATTGTTGGAAAATTTTGTCCATCAACTAATTGTATTTGTGATGGCTCATAATTTAATTGAGCATTATAAATATCATTATTTAATAAAACATTAATTGATGTTGTTCCTAATGATGTAATTGTAAATTGTGAACTTGGAGGACCAGTTGTTGTAATTGTTACAGTATCTCCAATGTTATAACCGCTACCAGCTTGATTTATTCTTGCAGTTTGAACAGCCCCTCCACTTGTTGTTATGTCAACTGTTAACCCAGTTCCATTTACACTTAATGTTTCAACATTCGTTCCATCAGTATAACCAGAGCCACCAGATGGACTTGAAATTGTTGAAGGTATTGTTGTTGTACTACTTGGATAATATTTAACATGATCAACTGAACGAACTTTGCTTTTAAACAATGTTTGTAATTCAGCAAAACTACTTGCATATTGTTCAATAACAGTATCAATAAAAAATCTATTGGTGTACTCTTCACTTAATTGTGTTGCAGCTTTTATAATAGATTCAATGTAAGTATCATCTGCGGTAGTATCAACTTTTAAATGTGATTTTGCCTCTGTTAAACTTACTGGATATGTTGTTGCAGCTGTTATTACTTGATATGTTTTCATATTATTTAGTTATAAAAAAAGGGATGATGGTAAGTCCACCACCCCTTTTCTGAATTAAATATTAATTATTAAGCCTCAATTAAGTTTGCAAAAGCTGTTGAATTTTGTACAGCAGCACCATCAACTAATGAAGTTACAATTAATCTTGGAATTCCAATTCCTCCATAAGTGTATGGATCAAATAAAAGATCAAGACCACCAAACTGTGCAATGTGTACTTTTGAGAAATCTCCATAAAGTACATGCCCTTTATTAGATGCACCACTAGCAGCAACATTAGAACTAACAAAAGCAAACATGCCATTAACAGTTTTATCTCTCATATCATAAGCAGCAGATACATTACTTACTAAAGGAGAAGTTTTAATGTCTGCATAAGCATCACCATCCATTAAGTAAGCCATTCTTGCACCTTCGTAAGTTCCTTTGTTACCAATGTATGTGTTATCTAATGCAGATGCAGTAGCACCACTAAAAGCAGCAGTTGAACCAGCAGCAGCAGTAGCAAAAATAGAAGCTGGGGCATTTGTTACATTACCTGTATCTAATAAAGCAGTTTCTAAATAAGAAGCTATACTTGCAGCCATGTTTCTTTGTAAAGCACCTTCTAATGAAGAATTTTGAACCATAGATTCTTGCGATACATTTACTATAGAAATAATTTTATTAGGTGTTAAAGTAACGTTTGTAGTAGTACCTTCACCATCAGCTTCTGTTCCACCAGTTTCTGGTTGCCATGCAGAAGTAATTCCGCTTATAACTGGTAGCTTCATGTTTTCTACCCCAAAATAAGTATTCGCTCCGGCTGAAGCTAATACAAGATTACTTTGTAACTGGTCTGTAAAACTCATAGTTCTTATAGAATTTTGATTTGTTGTATCAACATAATCTTGAGCTCTTGTTAAAATAGAAGATGGTATTGCTACACCTCTATAGTTTTGACCTGTATATCTTGCTTTTGCTCTAGCTTCTTGATCCATTTCTTTATAAATTCCTGATAAATCACCAGAGTAAGCCGCTCTAACAGCACCTTGAAAAGTAAATTTTTCTAAGTCTTTATCTTTTTTTGTAGCTGTAACTCCAGAAACAACTGCAGCGTTACGCTTTATAGTTTCCATTTTTTCAGCTCTTTCAATCTTAGAATCAAGATTATCAACTTCCGCTAATAATCCATCAACTTGACTGTTCTCGTCAGAGGTTAAATCTCTTTCCTCAGTTGTAGCAACATCTTTAATGTTTTCCAACTGAGAAATAATGTCTGATCTTTCCTCCTTTAAAATAATTGATGTTTTCATTTTATAATTTTTTAAATTTATTTTCTCTTTTTTAATTCAATATTTAATGAGATAAGAGAATTTCTCACTAAATTGTTTTCTTTTTCTTCAATAATTTCTTCTTTAGTTTCCTCAACTAAACTTTCTTGATATTCTTTTAATCCTCTTTTTGCAACAACTAAATCAGATTCAGCCATGTTGTAAGCTGGATATGTTACAGGAGAGACGTCGTAAAGCCTATCAATTTTTTTGATTGTTCTAATGTTGTTACCTTCATCATCAGTTGACCAGTCATCTTCTGCAACTGTAAATGCAAATGAGCTTTGTGTGATATCACCACGCTTCATTGAGATAGCTAAATCTTTTCCATAAGATGTTTCTGGCATTTCAAATTCATATTTTAATCCTCTTTCATCAGCTGTTAAATTTAAAGTTCCAGATGTATTTCTTGCAAGAATTAAATTAGGATCATGATTTATTAAAGCTCTAACATCTGATGAATTAATTAGTTCTGGTGTAAATGCTCCTCTTTCTATAAACTCATAAAAGCCACCAAGATTGTTTGATCTTGAATCATAAACACTAGCATGTCCAACAACTAAATCTTTACCATCTTCAGTTGAATCAACTCTTGTTTCTATATTAAAAATTCTTTTTTCCATTTGATTATAATTTTTTAAATTTCTTTCATCTTTTTTTTCCTCTGCAATTATTTCATTTCTTTTTCTTTCACTCCATTTAACAGCCGCATCACCTCCCCACAAAGCCCATGCAACTCTACCAGCACTAGGAAAGCCATCCTCATTTGGGCTAAATCCTTCACCTTGTTTATCAACTTCATGCCTTTGTAAGTAACTATACATTCTTGTTACTCTATCAGCTGATAATGAATTACTGATAATCATATTGGCTGTTTTTAATCCAACCTCAGTTCCACCTCTGCCAAATTCTTC